GGGAGTCTGGGGAGGGGTTTACTTTGAAAAAGGTAAGATATCAAAAGAGTTTAACAATCATAAAGACAAGAACAAATGGTTTAATGTTTGGTCATCTATAACTATGGAGACAAAATGATTTATACACTGGCTATGCAAAAAGCAGTAAGATCAATTAAACCACCACACGAATTCGTAATCGACATAGTTGAGTACGATCTTGACCCAAGGAACAGATTCATTGCAGTAAGGTTCTATGAGTCACAATGGGGCTATTACAACGAATCAGAAAGAATCCGTTGTGTAGCTTATTTAGAAAAAATAAGAAAAGCCTTGACTTCTTTCGGAGTTAAGGTTACACTAGAGCCAGTCATTGATACTGGTGACACACTACCAAGTAAATTAAAAACTAGAGGAAATGGATTCTTAAAATGAGTATGATTACGGTAATTGGAAATCTAGTAGCAGATCCAGAGACAAAGGATGCTGGGGGTCATAAGCTTGCTAAGCTTAGGCTTGCAAGCAACGAGCGTATCAAGGATGCTAACGGTGAATGGAAGGACTCTGACACTACATACATTGATGTTACTTGTTGGAGGAAGCTTGCTGAAGGCTCTGTGTCACTTAAGAAGGGGCAGAGGATCATTGTTCATGGAAAGCTAAAGGGCCGATCATTTCAGCGTAAAGATGGAACAAATGGTTACGCCTATGAAATTGAAGCAACAGACGTTGGTCCGTCAATAATCTCTAGGGGAAGCGACAACGCCTCCTCAACATCAAAGTCAGAAGTTATGCCAGACATAGACAACCCCTGGGGTGAGTAGTGGTAGGTCCAGACGAAGCTGATCGTTTGGAAAGGTCCTTTACTGCAGCTTCTAGTAACTTGAGAAAGTCTCTAGGAGGAAAGCCAGGGGATTCAAGTGAAAAGGTTTATTCAATTGAATATCAAGCGTTGGTAAAGGCAGGGCTAAGACCTCAGCTAAGAAAGAAATACCGATAGTATTGTGGGCAGGTCAGAAATGATCTGCCCCTTTACTGTATAATTAAGAATAAACAAGGGAGCTATTATGGAAATTGAAAAAAAGTGTGACATCATTGAAGAGTTTATCAGAGAACATTTCTTAAAAAATATCTTCATTGATGATGCAGAAGTTGAAGATTTTATTTCATACAACAACCTTGGAATACCCCTTGCACAATCAGTATCCTATAAACTTGCCGACCCAACATTAGAGGGTTTATCTTTAATTGAAGAAACTTGGCAATTCCTTTGTAGCTTGTTTGCGGTAGACCCAGATGGGGAATATGAAGACCTTGATGAATTCTTAGGGAGTGAAGAAGATTGAGTGAAATACCTTTCACCTTTGGAATAATAACTGTCTATGAAGATAAGGCTAGACTTCAAGAGATAATATTATCTATTCGTAATCTTAAAATACCTGAGTATGAAATAATCTTTGTTGGTGGTGGAGACTCAAGCGGTATTGATGGACAAGACATTCGTAAAATAAACTTTGATGAAAATGAAAAACCAAAGTGGATTACTCGTAAAAAGAATATCCTTGTTCAAGAATCAAGGTATGACAACGTAGTCGTAATGCACGACTACCACATCTTTGATCCTAACTGGTATGAAGCATTTAAAAGCTTTGGAACTGACTGGGATATTTGTTCTTGTCCACAGTATTTAATTAATGGTTATCGTAATCCTATGGACTGGTCCCTATGGGATAAACCTGGACATGGAAGAGCTTGGTCTCTTAATTATAATGATTGGTCACAAACACAATACATGTATATTTCTGGCGGGTTTTTTATCGTAAAGAAACACGTACTGCTAGAAGAACCACTTGATGAATCTCTTGTGTGGAATGAAGAAGAGGATGTGGAGTGGTCAATGCGGGTTCGTAATAAATATGTAATGAAGTGTAATGGCAACGCAATTGTTAGGCATAACAAATGGCATAGACATGCAGGGCCACAACAGTGAATAAGTTAGTTATTTTTGATCTTGATGGTGTGTTAATGGATTCTCGTGATTTGCACTTTGATGCATTGAATAATGCTATTGCACTTGTTGCCCCAAAATACTGCATAACCTATCAAGAGCATGTTGCAAAATATGACGGACTTAGCACAAAGAAAAAGCTTGATATGCTTACAATTGAAAAGGGTTTGCCAATAGATCAACATGACTTTATCTGGAAACAAAAACAAGAAGAAACCATAGCATTGCTAGAGAACTTTCAATACAACGTAATTGCAATCAAAATTATGTTTGCGTTAAGAGATCGCAAATATAAAATAGCAGTGGCAAGCAACAGCATTAGAGATACCGTCAGAGTAGCATTAAGCTCATTAGGATTGCTTCACCTTGTTGACTATGTTGTTAGTAATGAAGATGTTAGGCATCATAAGCCTTATCCAGAGATGTATTGGAAATGTATGACGGCCTTAGATGCTCACCCAAGAGATACAATAATTGTTGAAGATTCTCACATTGGAAGAGAGGGTGCAAAGGCATCTGGTGCTATACTATACCCAATAAAGAATTCTGATGATTTAAGCTATGAAAGGTTTGTAAACATGCTGGATAAGGTTGAGAATCAGGCAACTATTCCATGGATTAATAAAGAGATGAACGTTCTTATTCCTATGGCTGGAGCAGGATCAAGGTTTGCTCAGGCTGGATACACCTTCCCTAAGCCACTGATTGAAGTACATGGAAAGCCAATGATTCAAGTGGTTGTAGAGAATCTTAATCTTGATGCTCATTACATTTTCTTAGTACAAAAAGAACATTATGAAAAATATAATTTAAAGCAAGTGCTAAACCTTATTGCCCCAGGTTGTGACATTGTTCAGGTTGATGGGATAACAGAGGGTGCTGCCTGCACCACCCTTCTTGCAGAGAGTCTAATTGATAGCGACAAGCCATTGGTTATTGCAAACTCAGATCAGATTATGGACTGGGATGCAAATGAGGCTATGTATGCATTCACAGCTTCTAATGTTGATGCAGGAATAATGACCTTTAAAGCAACTCATCCAAAGTGGTCTTATGCAAGACTTGATGACAACGGTTTTATTGTAGAGGTAGCAGAGAAAAATCCAATATCTGACAACGCTACAGTTGGAGTTTATTACTGGAAGCATGGATCAGACTATGTAAAGTATGCAAAGCAAATGATTGATAAGGATATTAGAACTAACAATGAGTTTTATGTTTGCCCAGTTTTTAATGAAGCTATTAGTGATAACAAAAAGATTAGGCCAAAGTTTATTGAAAAAATGTGGGGCATTGGAACTCCAGAAGATTTAAATTACTTTTTAGAAAATAACAGGGAGGCATGATGAAAAATAAAAAAGATTATTTAAAGATGCAGAGCGATCATTATGAGGGGTATGCAGAAGCATGGTCCCTAACATATAGAGACCCTGTTGTTGGATCATATGATGCCCATAATGACTGGCCTGACTATGACACATACCTTTTTAAAGACTTTGATACAAGTGGCCTAGTAGCCTTAGACTATGGCTGTGGTCCAGGGAGAAACATTATTGAATTTCATGATCGTTTTGGAAGAATTGATGGAGTAGATATTGCTCAGACAAATCTAGATAAAGCTAAAATTAATATTGAGCATAATGGAATTGAGTTGCCAAACCTTTACCTCACACCTGGAGACAGTCTCAGTATGATTAAAGATAATACTTATGACGTATTCTTTGCAGTTATTTGTTTTCAACATATTTGTGTGCATGAAATTAGATTTAACATTCTTAAAGAAGCTTATAGAATTCTTAAGCCAGGTGGCAAACTTTGTTTCCAAATGGGCTATGGTGGAAAAGTTCACACAGAAACTGCAGGGTACTATGATAATGTTTATGATGCTATCACTACTAATGGTCATGCAGATGTAAGCATTACTGATGAATCTGAACTATCCAATGACCTAGTTAATAAGATTGGATTTAAAAATTATAAATCAGACATTCGACCAACAGGTCCAGGAGATAATCACAGAAACTGGATTTGGGTGCAGGTAGAGAAGTGAAACTGATTTCTCATAGAGGAAACATTAGCGGTCCAAATATAGATAGAGAAAATAGTCCTACATATATAGAACAAGCTATAAGTCTGGGTTTTGATGTTGAAATGGATCTAAGAGTTGTCAGGGGAAAGCCGTTTCTTGGTCATGATAATCCACAATATCAGGTTTCAAAAAGCTTCCTATCAGATTTAAAACGTAGGTCGTGGATTCATTGTAAGAATGATGAGGCCATAGATTATTGTACAGAGAACGATCTTCACTATTTTTATCACGATACAGATAGATATACATTGACAAGTCACGGGTATATCTGGGGATATCCAGGGTCTGAGCCAGTGGGTAAAAGTATGTTCATATCAGTCCTACCAGAGTTGACTGGTAATATTATAAGAAAAGATGTGTACGGAGTTTGCTCCGACTATGTGAAAGGATATCAAAATGTTTAAAGAAATAGATTACAGCAAGCACTTTGTAATTGGAACACCACTTGTAGGTTGGAAGTGTGATAAAAACGAGGACATGTCGTGGCTAGACAACAGACTTTCTATTATGGAAAAGTTCCCTAATGCTAAATTTTTTGCATCATTTGAATTGGATGAAAGAGGTCTAGAACCATTCGGAAGAGTTATTGATGCCCTTAAGGAGGTGTCAGGGGACTATTGGACATACTCTATAAATGATATGCAGTCTGAAGTAACATCACAAAATAGGTGGATAAGAATAGAGACTGGTCGTAATCTTATTCGTGAGTTTGCTCAAAGAAGAAGAGTTATGTCTGGTCACCATTGGGGAGAAGCAACACCACAAGAAGGTGTTGTTAGTTACGATGCTATTCTTTATGTAGATTCAGATATGATTCTTCAGCCAGAACTGATAGGTGGAATGCTAGAGGTCGATCATCCATTAGTTAGTGTCTCAGTTCCTGCTTACGGCCTCACTGGAAAATTAATAAATGCAAGTCCTAAGTTGGAGGAGCATTGGAACACTGCGGGAATGCTTTTAGTCAACGCACCAGCTTACTACGACTTGCCATGGTCTCATAATGCAAACCTAAATCTTAGTGATGATCCAACATTCCAGTCCATGGCTGAAAGATTAAAACGCCGCGAGGGTGTCGAAAATCTAGAAGATACCTATGGAATGACATGGGTAAGAAAAGATTTGCAGGCACAGCATAGAGGAGAATTGCTTAGTGTAGAAAACAGAAAAATTCCAAATAGGAATTTAATGTAATGGAAAGCTATCAGGAAGTTTTGTTTCCAGCACCTACAGAAAAATACTGCTATGTGTGTAAAAGAATTCTTTCTGAGCTTGAGTTTGCAAAAAATTCTACTAAACCTGGAGAAATTAGGCCAGAGTGCAGGGCATGTGACAACAAACAACGTAAAGATAGAATGCGTAGAGAAAAAGCTAGAGATCCAGAAGCCGTAAGAGAAAAGTATTTAAAGAGAAAATACAATATAACATTAGCAAAATACACAGAGATCTTTGTTGAGCAAGAAGGCAGGTGCTGGATCTGTCAAAACAAAAAAGATCTTGTTGTAGATCATGATCATGCCACAGGAGAAGTTAGAGGTCTATTGTGTAGCTTGTGCAACACATCTCTTGGCGGGTTTAAAGATGAAATAAGTTCTTTACAAAGAGCTATCCTTTACTTATTAAATCAGCCTTGACAATAAGATATAATTCCTGTAAAATTAGAAAAGTGGACGAGTCATACTATGATGATGAAGATTTTCTTCTATCATATTACGAAGGGTATTGATCATGTTGGATTGTAGGGGTATACCAACTAGGGTATGCGTTAAATGTGGATCAGATTTATTTACCGTCCAAGTACAGTTTGATGAGGATTATGAAATTATAGGATACTTACTTGACTGTAAGTGTGCCTATTGTGATACTAAACTGACTGCCCCAACACCATTAGACCTAGTTGAAGGATTATAGTATGCAAACATTTGTCCCCTACCCAGACTTTGCTGAGTCTGCTGCTGTACTAGATAACAAGAGACTTAACAAACAGTTGTTAGAAGGTCGTCAAATTTACGGAATACTTGTTTCAGGAAAGCGAAAAGGTGCCTGGGTCAATCACCCTGCTGTTCTCATGTGGCGATACCGTGAGAATGCTTTACACTCCTATCTAGAAGCTATTAAAATAGAATGTGATTCCCGTGGTATTTCAACTACAAAAAATTGGGATGTAATCACACAGATGCATGAATCTAACTGGGATCGTGGCGGAAACATTCTTATGCCTGAGTGGTGGGGGGATGAAAGAATTCATCAGTCTCATCGTAATAATCTATATCGTAAAGATCCAGAATACTATGCAGAGTTTATGTTTGATAGTTTTATTTCTTGTTGTGACAAGTGTAACTACTATTGGCCTACCCATAAAAGTGAAGATTTTCTTTCTCAGGGTATTGACAAGCTAGCAACAGTCTAGTATTATATGTACATGAACCTAGAGAAGGAGAATGAGATGGATGGAATCGACAGCTACTTTGAGCATAAGTTTAATAGCATAAATGGCAAGTAGAAGGAAAGAGGAGGCAAATCTCTTCCAAGATACACCAGATAGACAAATGACCCAACCCTCTGGTTGGTGTATGACACAAGATCATGAGGGATGTAGGTATCAATTCAATCACGGGAAATGTGGTTGTAAATGTCACAAGGAGAATAATGAGTAATTTATATATGACAACAGAAGAGTTTGCTGCAATGGTAGTGGATAGTCTTCATGAACAGAATTATTTTAAGAAGGGTAGTAAGAATCACCCTGGAGATATCGTAAGTGCTTTTACATCTACCGCAGAAAGCATTGCATCAGCATTGGATTGGGCAATTCGGAGAGAACATGAGGCAAAGACTGATAAGCATAAGGAAGCATCAGTCACCTATTCAACAAACAAAGTACCTCTAGTACAAGACAAATCCCTTCCTGAAGATTCTTTGGGTTATTCAGAGTGGAAAAAAGATGGGTATCTATAATGGGTAAGATGAAAGACTTATATTTAATCCATAATATTGAGAATATTGATGAAGATGATGATTAACTAAGAGGTATAATATAACTGCCACATGTTTATGTGAGATCATTTTTCAGGGGTAGTTATGAGAAAAGACGGAGATCCAGAAATCTACTGGAGAGAAAGAATATCTAAAGAAATAATTTGGGCATGTGAACATTCAATTGATCCGTGTGATGATTGCAACGAGCTATCTTATTTTATAAAAAATGGACTAAGAAACGCTTCATAAAAAGATTTGTTAACCTTGGTATGTTATAGTAATTTAATTACATTAACAGGAGGTTAACATGAAGGAGTTTTCAGGTAAATGGAAAATAGGAAAAGACGGATCTATGATTCTTAAATGGAAGAAAAGAAAAGTTACCCCACTAACATACCTTGACACAACTAACAAAGAAGAGTAGAATTTAGGCATGGATATATTAGGAGAAGCAATACTACGCATAAAGTGGTTTTATCAACGGACTAAGCGTAGTGTTCGTAATGCCATTCGTACTCCCAAGTGGTGGTATCAGCGTGCGAGGCGAGGGTACAGTGATAGAGACATGTGGAATGCAGACACCTATCTGTCGGGAGTGTTTGCGGGAGTTCTTGACTGGTATATACACGAAGGTCATGGTGTCTCAATGGCTTACAGCGACCCTAGCGACCCTCATTGTGAAGATATAGATGCCATGGTGATTAGAAGGAATACTGATTATTTAAACCACATTTCAATTTTCACACAATATCTAAACAATGGCCTTGCTTGGGATGAAGAAGATGTCAAAAAATCTGGCGGGGTACTTGACAAAGATATCAAAGCTAGTGTACACTGGTTAGCAGATCATTTTACAGAACTATGGGATTAGAATGACTATTAAAGAAAAAATTGCACAGCAGTTTAGATTTGCTTATACAGGCGGGGCATGTGATCCAGATGATTGCATACACTGCGATTGCTTTATGAATGAAGAGGGTCGTGGTCAGATTCATTCTTTAGCAAATAGTCATGCCGACTTAGTTATTGGATGGATTACAGAGGAGAAAAAATGATTAGAGTTACAGTAGATCTTGTACCCTTTGGGGAAGAAGATAATTCAAAAACAATTGGTAAGTTTGTATTGGCTAACGATGGTGAAGGTGACGTTGACTATGCGGATTACGGATTTGTTTATTCAGATGACCTTGATGGAGAGCGTGAGGGAACTGTAAAGAACTTCAAGAGAAGCGAGGGTATTTGGAAGCTCATCTCAGAATGTCTTTCTAATCCTGGCGAGGTAGATAATGAAGAGTTCATGGATATTTTATGGGATAGAATGAATAAAAATGCATGACTACGCAGAACTTAATCTTTATTTAGAAGAAGATAAGACTACTGACCTTTGGATATATCTTGAGGGTAATAAACCGATTGTAATTAAAGATGTGTGCAATAATCCTGTTAGATACCAGGGCTGGTGGTCTATTCCTCATACTTTTTTAGGAAAAAGTTCTACGGCTATGGTAGAATCGTCTAAGGTTATGTATTTTGTAACTATAGGAGATAGAGAGATGCAAGATGAAGGGGCATGATGGTCTTTGTCCAACACCAAACCCACACATTAAAGAGCGAAAGAATTGTGCCTATTGTAATTTGATCGATAGTGTTAGAGATCATTATAAGGACAAGAAGAGTCATGGAAAAGATAAAACTTATGATGAAGGGTTCTCTGACGGATGGAACTCTGCAATAGCAAAACTACAAGAACTTAACGGAGTATAGGAGTGGAGATGAGTTACCCAGAACCATACGGCCTAGAGTGTAGTGACGGTTGGAAGAGTATCATTGATGATACTCATAGGAAACTAAAGTATATTGACCCTGATTATAAAATTTCTCAGATCAAAGAAAAGTTTGGTGGTCTGAGATATTACTATGACCAATCCCTTGAAATATCCTACGGTGATATTCGTCGTGAAATTATGGATGATATTGTCACAGTAGCAGAAATTAATGCCTCTAAAACTTGCGAACTTTGCGGTGCTAGTGGCTGGGATAAAAATGTAGAAATTCGTGTACATAAATATTGGTACTTTGGCTATTGTCAAGAGTGTGCTGATAAAGTAATTAAAGAACGCGATTCACGGGCTGTAAGAGGGTAGGAACAGATGAGATTTAATATCTTTCGTAATCCAAATGTAGATGCACAAGTAGGAATGCTTTTAGGATCATTTGATCAAGCAATTCGTAATCAGTCTGAGGATTATTGGCGTAAAGAAATTGCTAAAGAAAATAGTTATGAGATAAAAGCTCAATATGCAAAAGGGTATTTAGATGGGTACACAGATGCAGAAACACACTATACAAAAACGTGTATCATTTGTGGTACAGGAGGAATATCATCTCCCTGGATATGTATCCCCTGTAAAGAACAAAACTCTGATTGGATTGGAGAGTTATGAAACACGATAAGTTCTGTATGAACAAAGCAGATCCAACCATGAAATTTTGTCATTTGTGTACTCTTATCCGTAAAGTTCGGGCCGATGAATATGAAGTGGG